CGGACCAGATCCCGTTGCTTCTGGATCGCCGTGGCCAGATGCGTCCGGCGGAGGTTCTGGAAAAAATCGAGCCACTCCTGGGTGAACGCTTCTTGGGCCGCCAGGATCGCCTCGCCGCCAAGACTGGCTCCGAACACCTCGTCACTCACTCCGGCAGCGTCCGCCTGCGGCTTGACGAGGACAAACAGGACATCGCACAGCAGCACGACATCAGTGGCCAAGCGGGTCATCAGGGGGGGCTCCCCCAAGAGCGGTTCCGTCAGGTCCAGCTGCAAGAGCGACTTGACCCGCTTGAGGGCTTCGATCGTCAGGGAGACCTGCCAGGTCCGTCCCGTGGTGTCGCGAAAACTCGTCATCATCAACTCCTGGTCCAAACTGGAAAAATGCCTTTGCGGATCGACCCGTCACTGTCTGTGATCGTGACGGTCACGTCGTAGTTTTTGGCGGCGACCGCGCCCCCCGGGATGGCCGTGACACCGTGCGCGATCGCCACTGGGCGTTCGAATTCGTCCCGGAAGATGGTCTGGTTGGGCTGGGCATTGCTGAACGCCAATTCCCCAGGGGGGGTCACGGTGAGCGAGACCACACTGGCGACCGTGGCAGCCGGATTGACGCCTCGGCTCAGCAGGTCCGTGAAATTGAATCCCAAGGGAGCGGTCTCCCCCGGGATGATCACGATCGGTGTGGCTCGGACAGAATCGGCCATGGCCTTCGGTCGTCAGCGGTGTCGAATGGTCCCCACGCCCGGGCGGGGGGGAGCGGAACTGGTGAGCCACCGGCGGGGGAGCGAACCGATTCCCCAGCGCGGACGCAGCGACCCGGTCCCGGCTGGTTGCGAGCCCGTGACGGGAGGGGGGACTGGTTTCGGCCAGTAGCGGGCCGGAAAGAACCGGGGTCCAAAAAAGCCGGCGGGGAACATGGTGGCGTGCCTGAGACCAACGAAAAATGTCAGGTGGGATTGGTGGCGATGGCGGTGCGATTGCCTTGGGTGTCGGTCAGCGCGGTGATCCGGTCCTTGGTGTTCTCCTTGTCCCGGAAATGGATCGGCCCCTCGGGGAACCCGTTCGACACTCCGACACTGGCCGCCCGCAGCAGGCGCAGGGTTTGCCGGGGCGTTTCGTCGGGCTCGATCCCATCGACCCGATCGAGGAGCGCGTCGGCAACCGCCTCCCGCTCTGGAGTCGTGAGCGTCATGGCCGCGCCGGGAGCCGCCCGGGTCAGCACCGCCGTGGTGCTGGCGGGATCCGCCGGGAGCAACTCGGTCTGGGCGTGGATCGCAGCGATCGTCGCGTTGTCGGGAGCGGTGTAGCCGGTTGTGGCCAATCGCGTGCTGGTGGCTACGTCGGTCTTACTGGCAATGGCCGCAATCGTGGCGTTGTCGGGGGCGGTGTAGCCTGCAGCTGCCAATCGCGTGCTGGTGGCCACGTCGGTCTTGGTAGCAATCGCAGCGATGGTCGCGTTGTCGGGAGCCGTATAGCCCGCCGTTGCCAGGCGGGTACTGGTCGGGACATCGGCATTGCCGGCAATCGCCAACAGCGCCGTCCGATCGGCCGCCGTGAAATCGACCGCGGTCGTGTCCACAATCACACTCTGGCGGCCATACGCCCGCGTGGCTCCCCCCTCGATCACGGAGAACGTCCAATTGAGCTGCTCCAGAGCATCTCCCGCACTGGCGGTATAGAGCACCCGGTACCGGCCCGTGCTGACCAGGGACATTGTGGTGCTGCTGAGGCGGCTGGAGAGATCGGTTCCCGCCTGGTTGACCAGGACCAGTGTGGGAGCCGCGTCCGGCACCTCCATATTGCCCACGTCGTCGTACAGGAATAGCTCGATGCGGTAGAGCGACGTTCCACTATCCGGGCGCTCGAGCACCTCGGGCAGAGAGATCACCGCGCGGGTGTTGTTTTGGATCGCGGTCACTTCCGCTTGGCTGGCCAACTGGCCGCTGACTCCCGCCAGTTTGTCGACCAGCAGCTTGCCCAGGCTGCCGAGCGTGGTCAGCCCCGAAGTCAGCACATCCCAGATCGCCTGGACGCCGGCCGCACTGAGTGTGCGGGTTGCCACTGACCACACCGCATCAAAGGCCCCCGCAGCGAACTTGGCCGCAGTCAGGCTCCCATCCGCCAGTTTGGTTGCTGTGATCGCGTCACTGGCGATCGCTGTCGCTGACACCACATTCGCCTGCAGTACCCCGACCGTGACATCGACCCGTTGATTGGTGAGCGCCAGGGGAGCGACCCCCAACCAGCGTCCCAGGTCCAGGCGGCCATTGCTGTCGATCGCCAACAGTGTGAAATTCGCGGGGACCGTGCACACGATCAAGGGGTCCAGCTGCACATTCGCGGTGGCACTGTTGGCGGAGAACACGAGTACGTCCCCATTGCTCTCGGCCGCCGTCACATCGAACGCATAGACCCCCTTGGCGAACACGGCATCCAGTTCCGTGGCGCTGGTATCCGCCAGCGCCACGGGAGCCCCTCCATCCTTGGAGACATACGCCGTCAGGTTGGCGGCATCCCCCGTCTTGGGAGTGTTGGCGGCCAGGTCATGGGCGTAGAACACGATCTTTTGATTGGCGACGTTTTTGAACATGCCGGTTACGCTCCCAGGAATCGAGCCACAGGTCGTCGGCTTCCAGCGACAGCTGAGGGAGGAGCCTGATGTAAAATCGTCCCCTCCACGATGTAGCTGCATAGCGGAGAAGCGGAATTGACGAGCAGTGCCAGTCCCTCCTGAGGACGCAGTCGCAGGCCAGCCACGGGAAGATTGGACCGCACTTCCCAACCTTGCCTCAGCGAGCGAGCCGGAGCGAAGTTCCCCTCGGCAAATCCTGTCGTAACATCGACGGAAGCCACTCGCAGTCGTGCATTGCGAAACGTCTGGAGTCTCCGGACGGCCGGTGCATTCGTGCCGGGATAACCGAGGTCCGCGATGGGATCGAGTCCTTCAACCAACTGAATGGTTAGTTCATTCCGTAGCGAACCCCGTCGCAGCTGCAAGGCGGCGGGCACCGTGTTCCGGGTCGACGCTGGCTGGGGGTTGAGCAGAGTCCCTCCCGTGGCGCGTCGCACCCGCACCAACCGCAACGTCGAGTTCTCACTGGCGACTCCACTGGTGGAGTTGTCATAGGAATAGAACCCCGGGGTGAAGGCGTGGATCGCCCGGATCTTGAGCACCGTGCCCGAACCGACACCGTTGAACACGGTGATCCAGGCGTGGTGCCCTTCGGACGGGAACAATTCCGCCGGCACAACCCAGGAGGAAGTTCCCACATCCAGCTCCAGATCGCACAGCCAGCCCAAGGGTGCGGGGGGGGTGGCACTGGGGCGGATCGCGATCCCTTCCCCTTCCGCCAATTCCAGAGACTGCAGCACGGCTCCCTGGCCGGCCTGCCACACGGCTCCCGTGTTGCGGCAAGGCTGTCCCGGGTTCTTGGCTCCCACTCCCGGCAGCCAGGTCGCCAGCCCCCCACTGGTCACACCGATCCCAGGTTCGTTCAGCCAGCTGGAACGGAGCATCCCCGACAACTCGATCGCGTCGACCTGGGTTCGGCAGCTGACCTGGGTGGGAAGCGTGGCGGCTGTGTTGGTGGCCACTGGGCTGACCGCTGTGCCCCCGGCTTGGGAGCTGATGCGGACCAACTCGACCGTCCCCACGAGCGCCCCGCTCATTGAAGCCGGAAACGGCACTTCCCGGATGGTCAGCTGCACCAATTCCAGCTCCCGGCGGAGATCCGATCCCTCGGCATTGAACAGGGTGCAGAGGGCCCGATCCGTGATCGAGGCAGCGGCGGTGAACCCGAAGTGAAACGTGTCAGTGGCCATCAGCTGTTTGTGAATTCGAGTTCGACATCGGCCTGGCCGACCGTTTGATTGACGGAGACCACCACGATCCCCTCGTTTTGACCTGCCCGGCAGGTGAGCGGCTCCACATTGCTGTCGCCATAGCCGGAGTTCCAGATCTCGGCATACGGGACCAAGGTCAGCATCGAGTCCCAATCCAGCGTCGAGAGGGCTGGCTCATCCGGAGAGTGCAGCAGTTGCCGGAACTGCGAACCGACTGTCACCGTCCGTCCCGTTCCCACCGAGGTGCCCGCATCAAGCGTCGCGTTGGCGGTACTGTGGGCGACCGGAGTGACTGCGGTGCCACCGGTCGGAGCGACTGTCTGCCGATGGATCCGCAGGTTATTGAACACCCCTGTGATGGCGGTCGTCTGGTTGTTGAACAACCACATCCGGTAGATACGGATCGTCTTGACCGATGTGTTCACATTGAACAGATCGATCATCGCTTTGTTGGCGGCGTATGTGACACCGGAACTTTGTGCATGCCAGGTATCGGCCATCATTCACTCCCCACACTGATCACTTTGCCGGTTCCACAAGTCGCCTGGAACAGCCCGATCCCCTGTGTTCCCTGAACCCGCTGTTGAACGCCTCGAGTCCGCAATTCCCCCAATCGACGGACCATCAACTCCCGTGTGTCACCTGGCGGCATCCCCGTGACCCGCTGCTGGTTGACCTGCAGTACAAATGCCACCAGCCGCTGCAGTTGGCTCGGGAGCAACGCCCGCGGAACATCCGCGATCCAGCCCATGGCCGGGTCATAGTGCACGGGAATCTCGCGCATGGGTTCTCCCTTTACGGAGCGGTGTGCCAGCTGGGGGCATTGGCGGCATAGGCGGGCTTGATCGTGATGTCGATCAGCATCCCTTCCTCGAGGGCTTCACTGCGGGCGAACTTGAGCACCGCCATCGTCGCCCGCAGTCCCTGATTCCCGGCGACTGCGATGTCGCCATCCATCACGGCACATTCGATGGTGCTGCGATTGAGGAACGCGTCCCGGAACGCCGTGACATCGGTGTCGGCGGAGTCCCACACCATCTGGAACTCAATGCTGGCCTTCTTGAGGGAGGCCAGGACCGCCTCCCAGCCAGCATTGGCCCGGGTGGTCATCGAGGCTTCCCCCGCCTCCAGGTTGAGAGTCAGGTCGCGGACATTCTTGACCTCATCCCAGGTCGGTGACACGAAGGTCCCGGTGTTCCGGTACAGCTTGCCATCCAGCCCCAGTTTGGCACCCATCAGCACTCTCTCCTCGATCCGAAGGACAGGTTCCGCTCACTCAGGCGGTGGGGGGCACGGGACTGACCACCCCAGGACTGACCAGCCCGGGACTGACCGGTACGGGAGTCACCACGGATCCCGGGCTGCCACTCGCCACGGAGGTCCGCTCATGCACGGCCCGCAGGCGGTCGACCGTCTTGAGCAAGGCTTCCCGCTTCTCGGGATCCCGCATCTTGGCTTCCAGAACGAGCTGAAAGACCCGATCGAATTCCGCCTGCCGCTCCCGTTCATCCCCCAGCAGGTCGGCCACTTCCCGGATCTTGCTGATCATGCCGCTGTAATCCCCAATCGCGTAGTCCTCGAGGATGGGAGGCATCCGGGTAAACCCCAGTTCCCGCAGCCGGCCGGCCAGGCGGGTGGCGACCCGCCGTCGGTTCTCAACCGCGGTATCTCCCTGAAACAGCAGTTGCCCCACGAAAAACATCGCCACCCCAATGGCTCCCAGAATCAAGGGGTTCCGTAAATCGAGCTGGTCCATGTGTCAGCCTCTCAGGTGATGTTCAGGAAACAGAAACCGCGACACTTCGGTGGGGTGGTCACAACGGGAGTGGATTCAACTCGATTTCTTCCACTGGTACGCGATCCCGGAGAGGGCGGCTCCCACGGCGGTCAAAGCCACCCACACTCCTCCGCCGTCACTGCCGCCCGAGGCCTCGTCCGACTCCCGAAACAGCAGCGGAATCTCCTCCTCCCGGTCACGATCGTCCGGCTCGCGATCCCGTCGGTCAGCAGGTCCCCAGGGGGGCTGCGGAGGAATGGGCAGGCAGCGCCCGCGGGGGCAGTGGCGTTCCACCTGTTGACGGATGGAGCGGGTCAACTCCAGGGGCCGCTGTCCCAGCTCTGGACCCGAGCCTCGATAGATCACCTGGCCATTGGCCCGTTCGACCAAGAGGCAGGGGGTGGTGTCGACCAGAGCGCGAAACTTGGCAAACTCCGGGTCAGCGGTGGTGATCAAGTGCCAATGCGTCTGATGCTTGAGCGACACCAGGGAGGGCTCGGTATGAAACAGCGCTTCCACCCGTCGTTCGGTCGGAATCGCCCGCCAGTCTGGTCGCACCAACAGAATGGTGTGCCAGGTATGGGCATCCTCCGGCAGGTCCCAAGTCCGCTGTTCCACGAGCTCAAGCGGTTCCCGCTCCAGTCCCCGGGGCTGGTGCGACTCCGCCGGCAGGACCTGTGGGACGATCCACAACTGGACCGCCAGAGCCACCGCCGCGGAAATGAGTAAGGTCAGGGTGATTTGTCGCATGCCAGTACTCCTGAGTTAGACGCCAGGGGATGAACCAACCAAGGCTGGGGAGCGGACGGCACTCCCAGGATCGTGAGGGCCCAGCCGCCACTGGATTGCCATTCCGCCAGAAACTGTCGGCGGGGCCAGTGCTGGATCTCCTGGGGAGCATTGCTGTCCAGGATGTGGGCAGACCGAGCATCGAGACCAACCAGGGTCACCATGTGGCGTCCCTCTTGAACCACTACTGCCGCTCCCCGCCGAGTGCGCAGTGCCCATTCCAGAAACCGCACCTCCCCGGTTCGCGTTTCGGCATACCTGAGGCCCGCGGCCTCCAGTTGCCGGGCCACGCTGTCCGGGGTCTCACCATCGGCATGCTGCTCCCGCCACCAAGTTGCCAGATCATGCCGCCCCTGTCCGTGCAGCAGATGCACGATTGAAGCATGCACGCACGAGCCTTGACGGCGGGGTCCCAGCCAATTCGCCTGGCGAAAGCGTTCTGGCAAGTCCAGCTGTCGCAACCGCACCAGGAGCCGCACGACGGACGGCGTGAGGCGAATGATCGTCCCCAGCGACAAGGTCGGGGGAGCCAGGGCGGGACCAGCCAGTGCCGTCAATCCCACCACGATCAACAGGAACGCTTTACGCAGCGGAAACACCCACATCGTTGTCCAGTGCCTCCTGCCAGGTGAGGGTGCCGAGATAGGTCAACAAGGGGGAGCGGGCCAGATCGTTGGGACTCACAGCGGCATCGAACTTGTGCACAAAGTGCACCCCGGCTCCGCGCAAGAACGACCGGGCGATGTGCTGGGAACAGATGGTGGCATCGGCCCGCAGACTCTGTTCGCGGAGCCAGCGGCGGTACGGCTGCATCCAGGTCAACCACCGCAGGCCCACCAGTTGACCCAGAGTCAACAGCCGGATGTTCCGCCAGGCATAATCCCCCGTGAGGTCACCGATCAGATGCCGGGCTACGTGCTTCCGCTTGTGGTCATCCAGGGGAGGCACTGTCCGGAAGACCGAGATTCGTCCGGAGTGCCGGCGGACTTCCGCACTCAGGGGAGACAGGTGACCGTTGCAGTGTTCCTCGTAACCGGCTGACCACAGGCGATCGTGCAACCAGACCAGGCCACTGGAATGGCTGAACGCCCCATCGGTGGCCGTGGCGATCAGATGGCCGTACAGGCTGGTCGGTTCCCACAACGCCACATCGCCATCGAGGGCTTGAGCTCGATACTCGGCATAGGGGAGCCAGCGCCGGACCACCCCCAGAATCAATTCCGGCTGCCGCCAGTGACCATTCATGACTGTCCTCCGGAACCGGGACGGGAACTGCGATGGGAACTGCGATGGGAACCGGGATGGGAACTGGGACTTACTACGGTCGCACGGAATGGGCCCACATCGCGGGCAGCCCCGGGAGTTCCTGGGCCAGTGCAGGCCGCATGTAAGGGCGGGCGGCAATCCGCACCAGACGCGGGTGGCGGCCCCAGGTGATGGCGGCCGTTCCCCCGTATTCCAGAACGGCGGGAGCCTCTCCGGCCGTATGGTTGAGCCGGACGGGGCCCACCAGCACACTCCGCCGCGCGGGATCGAAGACGAAATAAATGAAGTCCTTGAGCAGTCCCACGTGGCTACTGGGGGGTTGGCCCGGGAGCGACGCTGCCCGCCGCCGCCGAATGCTGGACTTGGCCCGCGTACGGACGAACGCTCCGAAGCGGGACAGCACCTTCCGTTCCGCCTGGCTGAGAGCGGACTGCACGCTGCTGCGGTCGAAGAACGAGTTCTTGGCGAGAGCGAGTCGCAGCGGAATCATTCCAGGATCCGATACGTGAGACTCAGGACCGTGGTGAACACCCGCCGCTGATCGAGATCTTCGCTGTCGAGGGGTACTGCGAGGGCTTCGACGGAAAGGAGCGTGGCGTCGATGGTGGGGAGCCGGATGAGTTGCCGGAGGTGCTCCTCGAACGCCTGGGCCAGACTGACCAACGCATCGATCTCGGTGTTCGACTCGTCGACCAACTTCTGCTGCAGGCCCACATGGATCGTGCAGTCCCGTCGCAGGGTGTGCCGGGAGGCCAGTTCGCTGCTCCACCCGGCCGGGACCACACTCACCAGGGGACTCTTCAGCTGCTGTGGCGTATGCCGCGGCACATAGCACCGCTCCACAGAGAATGGCCAGCGGAATGAACCAGTCTGCAGCACCTGCACGACGGCGTCGGCAACCCGAATCAGCATGGCATCCATCACAAGCTCTCACGCTCCATCTCCCGAACATGAATCCGCAGCAATGTGCGGCAGGGATCGCAATACCGATAAGGAGGTTCACTCCCCAGCGGCACCACCTCAAACACCACAATTTCACGGCCTGTGGACTCCTCAATCCGATCGCCTCGCTCGGGGAGGACTGGCCTCCCCTCCAACACCAGGCTGGCCGTGGGGATCAGCCAGTCCCGCACCTCCGTTTGGATCCGCAGTCCCTGGCTGTCAGTACTCTCTCCCGTGGTTCGTCCCGCCGTGGCGGATACCACTACAGCGGCCGCCCCCCGGCGATAGGTGACGGGCCGACTGGCGAACTGCTGCAGGCGGTCAGTCAGCCAGGCCAACCCCTGTTGCAAGCGGTCCTCCATCACTCAGGCTTTCCGGAGCAGTTCCACATCGAACAGATCGAGCCGCACTTGATTGCCGGCATTGGCCACCGACCAGGTGGCGGTGATCGCCACGGTCTGAGCGGCGGTTGTATCAAGCGCACTGACAGCCAACTTGGCGGGCTTGGCCGTCACTGTCCCTTCGGTTCCCAGGGCTTGCAGGCCACTGGCGACGATGGAGCCATTGGCTCCGATCGCCCGTACGACCAGATCCGCCTCGAGGTGAAACAGATCGTTGTTGGCCACGTCGACCGCTCCGGTCGCGATCAAGGTCACCGCACCGACTTTGAGCCGCACATTGAGGGTGTCGGTGGAGTTCGTGCTCGGACAAATTCCCTGGGCCCGGACCCGCAGGACATCCCCCACCTGCAGCGTGTTGGCGGGGATCGTGACCGACTTGTCGAACGCCGTCTCGGTCATGGTGTTGGTGATCACGCTGCTGGCCGCCTCGGCCGAGTACAGGAGATCAGCCGTCGCCTGCATCTCGAGAAACACCCGGACCGTGGTGTCGGTCGCCGCAGCCTCCTTGACGACCCGACCCACCAGGCGGCCGACGGCAGAGTCCCCCGCCACGCGCTGGTTGGCGGCGTCCCAGTACGCCTTCTGCCCGACCGTCAGTGCGACGCCACTGGGCTTGGTGAACTCGAACACCCCTTCCAGGGCCAGCGACCCGAGTCGATTCGCGGCGATCTCCGTGCGGGTGATCCCCAAGAGGTCCCCTTGCACGACCACTTCCCCCGCCGCCCGAGCCACACTGGGGGTGTGGTCGATCGCGTCTCCCGCCTGAATGTAAACCGCCTGTGGCATTGCTTGATCTCCTGTGAAATCGCTGTGGCCAATCCCGGAGCCGCTTACGCTTCCCCCTTACAACGGATCCCGCCTCGGTAGTCCTGCAGACTGACCCCGAAGTCGTGGAAGCCCCGCATCTGAATCCCCAGGACATTGAAATCCGCATCCGCAGTCTCGATCGTGGGAGACTCCTGGCCATTGAGGAACGCGACTTCAATCACGGGCAGGTCGCTGGGCTCAGCCAGCAGGTACCACGCCTTGGAGGAGTTCCCCGAGAAGCGGCTGTTGGCCAGGTACCGCCCGACCTCGACTCGATACTTCCCTTGGTGGGGATTGGTGATCGGGAACTTGGCATTCGGGGTGTTGTCCCGCAGTTCCAGCGACTTGAAGAGCTGCGACGCGACGGCCGAGAGAGAGGTGGGAACCAGCAGAATGGCCGGCATGAGGCCGATCGGCTGGTTGTCACTGTCGACCTGGTCCATAAAGGCGACTTCCGCCTTGGTCAGTCCATCGATCGTCAGGGTGGTATCGGCTCCTGTCAGCAGCGTCTTGTTGGCGGCCGTGAAGAACGCGGCGTTGTTGAGAAACACTGACCAGAAGACGTCGTTGATCTTCAGGCCCGAGCCGCGGCCGAGCTTGCGGGGGACAGTCGTGATGGCCCCCAAGTCATCATTGATGATGTCCCGGCGGTCGATCGACAGCATCAACCCGTAGGTGTCGGCCTTGTTGGTGTACGTCTCATTCCCCAGCGTGCCGTGCTTGAGTTCACCCCCAGGGGCGACCTGCTCGTAGGTGTCCTTCCCAATCAAGCGGTAACTGGTCACCGTCTTGAAGTCGGTGACATTGCGGACGGCACAGATGTTGCGCCACACCCGTTCCACCGAGAAGAAGCCTTCCAGCAGAAACTTGTTGGACACCGTGGCCAGGATTTGCCCAATGTCGATCGTGGAGAAGGCCGCTTCGACATCCCGCCCAAACGCCGAGCGGAGCACGGCTCGACTGTCCCGGAAGTTGCGCCCGGAATAGCCATTCGCCCAAGCCGCTTCGAGCAACAGTTCCTGAAGACCAATCCCACCTCGAAAGCGGCGGGCGGCCAGGTCCAATGTCTGCGGCTCAAACAACTGCTCCACCCCGGCATACTTCGAGGACAACAGGCAAGCAGCCTCCAGCACCGTGGAATTCACCGTGTTGTCCCGCAGATGGACGGCCGGCGCCGTGGGACGCAGTTCCCGCAGTACAGTCAATTCCGCCCGCTGCTCGGACCAACCCTCCCGAATGGCCTGCGCCTCCAGTTGCGGCCAGCGACCACTGAAGTGCCGTCGCACAGCCGCGATCCGCTCCACCTCGGCCGCAGCCTGGGACCGCAGTTCGGCAACTGTGGCCTGGGGCAGCCCGGCTGGAGTCCCGACGGGCTCGACCGGCCGGGCCGGACTCCCGGTCCCCTCAACCGAGGGGGCAGCCGCTGGGGCAGGAGTGACCGGATGTTCGACCATTGGGGGGTTGGCTGCTTGCAGCGGAGGAACCGTGGTCGGAGGAACTGCGGTTGGGGCAACTGTGGTTGTGGCATTTGGGGTCGGGGAGAACTCGGCATCCATGGAGTGCACTCCGGAACTTGGGGACGCAGTGGCGAGCACATTGGCACTGGTCGCACCGTCGGCTCCCAGGTCAACAAAACTGATTTCTCCCAAGGTGGACTTGCGGACCACATTGGTGGGGCCCACGAAGGAACGACCATTGACCGTGACCGCCTGGCCTTCGCGGACGAATTCAAACTCCTCGACAGCCGCTCCAATGGAGGCCTGCCAGGGAAACCCATTTTTCGACGATGTCACCACCTCCCGGGCCGTCGGCGTGTCCCGGGAAATAACTCCCGTGGCCACCAGGACACCCCCCTCCACACGGAGACTGTCGGTGTGCCCGACGCCACTTGTGGGATCGTGCGCAAACCGAATCGGTCGGGCTTGTGAGGGAATCGCCAGACCCGCCAGATCCAGGATCACAGGATGTCGCCACCCCGCCACCCGCATGGGGCCTCCGGTGTAGGCCACCATCCGAAACCGGGGGAGTCCACTGCCGCCGGCGGTCTCACCGGCTGCCTCCACATCAAACTCCGTCGTTCCCTGCAGGCAGAGCGGGGCGGGTGTGGGACGGGCTTCACTCATCACTGACGGGGTCGGCATCGACCGGATCCTCCGGAGAAGCGGATGGTGCACTGGGGAACGGTGCGGTCTCGGTTGGGGTGCTGGAACCAGCGTCGAGCGGCAACCCCAATTCGCGCATCAGGGCGAGCTCCTTGGCCCTTTGGCGAAGCTGCGTCTCCCAGTCCTGGCCGCGGCGGGCGAACTCATCCGCCAGAGTCGTGGTGTGCGACTGCAGCCTCGTCGCCTGAGCGGAGGCCTCCTTTTGGGGGTCGACATGCTCCTGGCCATCGAAAAACCAGGTGTGTCGCCAGGTAGCGATGGTCCCGGAGGTCTCGGGGAGCAGTCCGGGAATCAACACCGCCTCATCCAGCCACGCGGCCAGAAGCCGATCGAGAACGACCCGGGCCACTTGGGATTGATCGACTCGGATCGACTTGAAATAGACCTGGTGATCCATTCGTCCCGAGGCGTAGTTGTACGAGGCACTGTTGGCCGCCGCGATATTGAACGGCATGTTCAAGCACCGCGCGATCTCATTGAGGATCTCGGCCTTGAACTCGCGATAGGTCGTGGCTGGTTGCTGGGCCTCAATTTGAGACATGCGCCAGCCCCCAGGCATGGTCACCAAGGCTCGTTTTTCGAGCTCGATCGACTCGAATGGTTCAGCGGAGTCCGCCTCGCCACTGGCCGGGGCATCGGTGTAGAGAATCCCCGCAAAGTCAGCAGCCGTCTCGGCCGCCGCCAGAACCGCCAAAGTGAACCGCCGCAATTGAGCGAACAATGGCAGAGCCGGCAGGATGTCGGGGATCCCCCGGTACTGGCTGGGCCGATCCGCCCGAAACCAATGAATCATTCCTGCCGCTGGCACTTGGTCGAAATCCAGCAGTCCCCCCACGGGAACATCGCCGGGATGGTGCTTGAGCACGTGGTACTCGATGGGGTTTCCCCAGGCATCGAGCACAATCCCATCGACCCCATGAGCCAATGGATTGAGATGCGGTGTGGTCACCTGATCGGCTTCGACCAAGCGCAGGTCCAACTGGATGGGATGGGCGAGACGGGGATTGCTGATCAACAATCCGAACGCCTCACCATCTGTGGCGCGGGCCATCCGCATGGTGCGGAGCTTGGCGGCCAGTCCAATCGCCGCCGACCATTCGTGAAATGCCGCCTCGATGCGACGATTGGCCTCCTGGTCAGAGGTCAGCATTTGGAGACGGGGTCCCGTCCCGATCAGATCGTTCGCCAGCGTCAAAACGATTCCCTTGGCATAACTGTTGTTGGCCACCTCGTACCGAGCCCGGTTGCGGAGAGTGCGACGCACACTCGCCGTGTTCGCGGCATTCGCGGAGAGCCCATCCGCTTGTGCCCAATGTCGGCGATTGTCTTCGGTGGTGGTCGCCGCATCGTAGCGCGCATGGACCACCGGCCGCCGCGATTGGGCTGAGGATGGCTTCGAGGAAAACCAGTGCGAGAGCCAAGGGAACATGCTCATTCGGCTCCCGGAGGAACAAGTTTCGAGAACCGCAGTCCCCGGCGTTTGCTCGCCGCGGCCTCCTTGGCCTTCAAATAGCGATCGGCGGCCACTTGATCGGACAACGAGTGCTGTTCGACACTCCCGGCGTCACTGGACACTTTGGCCGGTCCAGCAGCGTTTTGGCGAATCGTGGCATCGAGCTCGTCAGGCATCAGTCCAGTCCCTGGAGGCCGACGACAGGTGTGTCGCGGGGCCAGGTCTGAATCTATGCGAGGAATCGCAGTTGTGGCGGAGCAACTGCTGCGATTTGGCAAGTCGTTCCAGATGTGTACTGAGAGTCTGAAAGGAACCGTTCTTGGTCCGTGCCAATCGCCGACCTCAGCGACTGCCGGCAATCCGCTCGTGAGTGACGATACGGCGATGGCAATGCCCGCACCGACGGACTCGTACCACGGTCCCTGCACGCTGGCGGGTATAGGCGACGCGGAGACGATTGTGTCCACATCCCGGGCAGACCAGACCACGGGAAGCCTGCGGTATCGCGTGATTCGTCATGAGCGTCTCCGTTGTTGCCATTGAGCGAAACTGACCCGCTCTCGTCCCCGAGGCCGTTCCCCCAGGCCCAACAGTTCCACTCCCAACATCGACCCGGCCACAGCACAGCCCACCAGACAGTCGAACCAGTGATTGTCGGGCCGCTCCGGCCGCTGCTTCCATTCATCAACAACCCGGCCCCGCGCCTCGGTCTTGACCCGGTATTCCGCTGTCAAATGCTCTGCCAGCAGACGATGCGTTTCCGGGCGATCTCCAAACAACGACAGACAGCCGCGGTCCCCCGCAGTGACTGCCAACCGAGCCTGCACGAACGACTTCCAGAAGTTGGCGTCAAACACCACATGTCGCACCGCACGCTTTCCATGAATGTTCGGCACCCGCCAATTGAACCCCAGTCGGTCCCCGGGCCGACGCTTGTATTCCGAAAACGGTTGGCTCGAGGCGCCAACGAAGCGGCCGTGACTGGGGACAACTGTCCCGGCATACACGGACTGACGGCAGAAAGCGTAAATCAAATCCGTGGAGGCTCCCCAATTCGCATCAATCAGGCATTTGCCCACACGAATTGTTCCCCGACCATCGAGGGACCACTCACGGCCCAGGAGCGCATGTGTCAAACGCTCCAGTCCCGCGTAGATCGCCCCCTCGGGCCCACTGCCCTCTGCCACACTGGTGAGGGTCTGCCGGGCATCCCGTAGTGTGAAGTACGGCCGCCTTTGATCGGGGAAGCTCCCATAATCGATCACGTAGCCTGTGAAGTCTTGTTCCCAGGCCACCACCATGTAAAAGAGCAATGTCGCCTGCACATCGATGAAGGCCGCGAGTTGCACGGCCGATTGCGGAATGACACTCCGGGGAAAGCGATTGAGCTTGTTGGCAATCTGCTCAGCTGTCAATTCGTCGGTGTCAGGCGTGGATTCGGGCAACGGCTCATTCTGGTATTCGGCATAGAACGCCGCTTCATCCTGCAGCCGCAGATTCATGGCATGCTGAATGGCGCTGACTTCGTCGTGATTGAATCGCTCGGGCCAGGCCACGTTCGCTCCCACATCCATCGCCGCCTGATGCTGGCGATAGAACTCGGTGGCTGCGCGTCCTTCATCCTCCGCTCGCAGACCTTCTGCCCGGATCTGAGCGTACTTGGCCCACAACGACTCATTGACGGGAAACGAATACACCAGCTTGGTCCGTTCGCCATTCCACTCGGGATGCAGGTCGCGGTTGAGGATATTGTCGGCCATGTCCTGGGGACGGATGACCGTACAAGGCATGATGCCGGAGATCTTCTTGCCGGGCCCCGCCATTCCAAGGACTGCACCGGCCAGGATGCTTTCCCGGTGGGCACACTGCGAGAGCGATCGTGCGGACTCGTCCGTCTGAGGATCATCGAGCACGACCAATGAAGGCCTCACCGCCCGGCCGTCGGCTCGCTTGAATTTCATGCCGCGGATCCGACCGGTGATCCCTGCGACTTTGATCACCGCACCACTTGCCAGCGAGCGACCGGTGTCGCGTACGAAGGATTTCAGGTGGGGGTGGTCGGGCCAACCTTGGGGCCGCACTGTGGGCAGGACGATCTCCTTGGCAGTCCAGCCAATATAAGTTCGATCTCCTGCATAGAGTTGGCCATTGCATCGATTGGCAATTCCATCGAGGCGTTGAATCGGGAAGACCACCTCCGGAAAGTCGGCCAACAACAGGTCATTGCCATCGAGCTCCATCTTGATTGACTCGAGCATGTCACTGGCATGGCCTTCGTCGGAACCAATCAGCGCCACGAACTCCCGGTGCCCATTGAGCATGGCCCACAGGCAGGCGCACTCGGCCAGGGTCGTATTGTGGGTCGGAACCATCTTCCGTCCGGCCAGGTAGAGATGGGATGGTGAATCGACCTGGATGCAGCGGACTGGAACTGAGGGAACTGGGTCGATGGCAACGATCGTCCGTTCTCGCCAGTCTGTGGGATTGAACACTGATGGGATCCCTGAAAACCTCACGGAACCCAGTGACTCCCGGCAGAGCGTGATTGTTGGCAGCGTGACGTAGTTACCATTGGGTCTGCGACCGGCCCAGAGATGAGCGGCATCACACACGATCTGTTCGCCATCGCTGAAACTCACTCGGTAGCACGGCCGCCCGACTTGTACCTCGGTTGCAAAAGTCACTCGACACGGCCAGCCCTCGTCGTCGAATAGCAGATCGCCGACTTGGACGTCGCCCATCGTGGTCCAGCCGAGTGGTGTCACCAGCGGCGTATCGAGCGCCAGGGCTTTCCCACTCCCCCTGGGCATGGCCATCGCAAAGAGCCCCCCATGTAACACCGCCTGCTCGATTTTGCGGACCACCTTCAGATGATCCTGCGACCAGGGCAGATGAAATGTCTGCGGGAAGTAGGCCTCGCAGAAATCACGGAAGTTTGTCGTCGCCTGCTGAC